CCGTTAAACGGAAACGCAAGGTAGCGACCAAGAAGACTACTACTAAGTAGTTCTCTGTAGGGTTGCTTGGGTGTAAGTGATCACAAACGTGTGCTCGACCGGAGTTATCCACCTTTATAGGAGGCCTCCGTGAAAAGCGACGTAAGTGACTTTCTTGATTTACTGGAAGTTGTCTATAAAGACGCTACCAGTAGGTGTACCGCTGATGTCTCTGATGTTCGTGATCTAAGAACTATACGATCACGAGTCGAACACGAAGGGCTATCGTTTTTAACAATAACCCTCCCCGAATTCTGCAAAGGATTCGAGGCCGCCCTTGAATTTGGGCGGATATTGCCGGAATGGAAAGCGACTTATTTTCGTCGCTTTAAGTTCCATCGAGGAGGCCCCGTGTTTCTACGAGGGTTCCTCAGCAAGTTGTTCGATTTTGAGACAGGGAGACTTTTGGATGAGAATTTTCATCAACATCCTGATTCCCTGCCTGCTTCTATCGTTGAGGTGGTTAGACAGCTTTGTCTCCTCTTCAAGAAAATTGAAGTACCTTGTTCCCCCAAGAGGGAGGCCAAGGCGGCAGAGAATTTCTATCAAACCGAGCTTGAGCTTTCAACAGCTTCCGCTTCACCTTCAGATCGCGATTATTTTCTTCGTGTATCTGATGTGCTATGGGGTAATTTGGTCTATCATCTTTTTGATGTGGACCTCACCCCCCGGCACGGACCTGGAGCTACTCAAGAGCGTACCTCTGGAAATTCCAAGTACCTCTTAGAACGCTGGTACGAGCGCCTCGATAATTTCTTTCCCTTATTAGAGAATGGCTTTGTTCTATCAGCCTACTCTTCTAAGGAATACGAGGCAGTTCATCTCGTACCAGGAAATGAGGAGTCACCAGTAAGAGTGACCTTCGTTCCGAAAACGTTGAAGGCACCCCGGGTTATTGCCATAGAACCTGTGTGTATGCAATACGCACAGCAGGCAATTCGAGATCGGCTTTACGCTCTTCTCGAATCCTACGATCTCACAGCTGGTCATGTAAATTTCAGTGACCAGTCTGTTAATAAGAGATTGGCAATGGCCTCCTCTGACGACGGTCGATTAGCAACGATCGATCTCTCTGATGCGAGTGATCGTGTTCCACACGACCTTGCTATGGGAATGTTTCGACTGTGCCCCGAAAGGGGTGCAATCGATGCATGCCGTTCACGGCGAGCCGAGCTTCCAGATGGCCGAATAATCGACCTAACGAAGTTCGCCTCGATGGGTTCTGCTCTATGCTTTCCAGTTGAGTCGATGTACTTCTACACTATATGTGTAGCGGCCCTTCTGACTTTGCATAGTCTTCCAGTTACGCGGGCCAATATTAAATTGGTTTCGCGTGACATTTACGTCTACGGGGATGATATAATTGTTCCCGCAGACGCAGCGGAAGCGTGCCTAGAAAGCTTGCGCAAGTACTTTTGCAAGCCTAATGCTAGCAAGACATTCTATCGCGGAAGCTTTAGAGAGTCTTGCGGTATGGACGCCTACCAAGGTAGGGAGGTTACTCCAATCTATCTTCGGAAGATCGTTCCTAGGACGCGACAGGACTATACCGGCCTGGTTTCTTGGTCTGCTACGGCTAACCTCTTCTATAAGAAGGGTTATTTCCGTACAGCTGAATACCTCCATTGTAAAGTGGAGTCAATACTTCGGGTTTATCCTGAAGTATCTTTGGAATCAGCTGGTGTGGGTCGCATCTATCGTACACTTTCTCAAGTTGTGCCGACTAAATATCGGTATAACAAGAGAACCCAAGTTCGTGAAATTCGAGCTTGGGTTGTGAAACCGGTTTTTATTTCTGACCGGCTCGATGGATACGGCGCTCTAACGAAGTGTCTTCGGAGAAGTAATTCTTCCGTTGGCACCTCATTGGAGGAGAGATCAAAAGGATTGTATAACTTTCCAATCGATCCTCTTCACCTAGAGCGTACTGCCATGCACGGAGCATGTACACTAAAACTCCGTTGGATCCCGGCTCCATGAGTCGGGGACAGGCATAATGCCTGGGGGGGTCGATCAAAAGCTTTTGGGCTTTTGTGGCAGTGCAGGACCCCCCTG